CCAGCTGAACCAGAAGATCCACTTGAACCAGCAGCACCATTTGATGAATTTCCGTTAGCTCCTGTAGCTCCAGTGTCTCCAGCTCCTCCTGTAGTACCAGTAGCTCCAGTACTTCCAGTTGCACCTAAAGCACCGCCAGTACCTCCTGTACCGCCGCCACCTTGGTCACCACCGTCACCACCAGCTCCACCTGCACCAGCATTAGTACCACCAGCGCTTCCGTTGCTACCTGGATCAGCACCAGATCCGCCAGCTGAACCAGAAGAACCACTTGCAGCAGAGACAGCATCTTGTGTACCGCCACCTAAGTAACCAGCACCTCTACCACCTGCTCCACCTGCTCCAGATCCAGAACCGCCAGCTCCTCCAGAACCACCAGCACCACCTGAAGTAGTTACATTAGTTACACAATTAGTACATCTAACTTGGTTGGCTTGGTTATTATTATCTAGACTTATTTGACATGTTCCTGGACTGTTAACACTATTTCCTGGTGAATTACAGCTACTACTGCCACCGAATTTACTAGTACAGTTATAATGGCATTTTTGGTTAATTTGATTACCACCACTAGAATGGTTATGACCACTACCTTGGTTTTGAGTAGTTTGTCCTTGACCACCTGTTCCGCCAGCACCGCCAGCTCCTCCGGCTCCACCAGCACCTCCGGCTCCACCGCCACCGCCGCCGCCATAAAGAGCAGCGCCAGATAGGTTATTCCAAGTAATACTAGAAGAAGCGTCAGTAGATACTAATATAGCATTACCACCTGCTGCACCAGCAGCTCCAGCAGTACCCATAACTTGTCCAGAATTTTGGATAGTTAAAGTACCAGCCATTTGAGCATCAATAGTTATAGCAGGAGTTTGTTGTGTTCCTCCTACTAATACACCATTATTAATAACTAATCGTTTAGGTACAGTACTTGTCCATGAACCACTTGAAGCAGAATTAAATGCTGTAGCACATTGGTAGTTTTCTGTATCACTAGATAAAGTAATTAATATTTCATTTACAGCGCTATAAAAGTCTGTTAAACTAACAGCACCACTAGTAGGTACATCTGTATTATTTCCAGGTACATAAGTACCGTTTCTATAATATTCGGTTATAGCATGAGGTACGTCACCACCGAATTCAGATACAAGATCTGTGATTTTTATTTCACCTGATGAAGGACATGCCATGACTTAACTCCCTTTAATTTCTTTGATTTCTGCTTTTAATTCTTTTATAGCTTCTATTAATAATCCTACAAGATTACCATAAGAAACTGATTTAAAAGCACCATCTTTAACAACTTCTGGTATTACTTTTTCAACTTCTTGAGCAATAACACCAATCTGACGTTCACCACCTTCAATACGTGTAAATTCTACTCCACGTAATTGATCAACTTTATCTAAAGCATTGTCAATAGTTTTGACATCTTCTTTCAATCGTTCATCAGAAGATACAGTAACATCTGTACTTGCAGTTAACGTACCAGTAACATTGACACCTCCTGTAACTGTTTCTAGTTTTTTACTAGTATCGTAATATAATTCTACTTGAGCATTTGCAAGACATTTAATAGCGTCTTCAGTATTATTGGTTCTAATAAAAACCCCTCCAGTAACATTATCGATATAGCTATTTGTTCCGTCGTGATAAATTTTTAAATCACTTCCATCACCGAATGCAGCTTTAACATTATCATCAAATATTAATGAATCAGCAGAAGCATCCCATGTTAAATCGTTTCCTGCATTTGTACCGTTATCTAATGTAACATCACCAGATACAGTAAGTGCAGTTAAAGTACCAACTGAAGTGATAGATGATTGGGCTGCTCCTGTAACAGTTGCAGCTGTTCCTGATGTATTACCAGTTACATTACCAGTTACATTACCTATAAATGTTGTAGCAGTTACACTACCTGTACTTGGATTATAATGGAAATCACCGTCTGATTCTAATCCTACATTACCTGTTGCAGAAGCATCTTCTATAAAAGGTATAAGGTTATTTTCATTAGTACTTTCATTATCAGCTACGGATACATGATTTGCATTTGTAGCTGTAGTTACGGTAACTCCAGCAATAACAGTATTAAGTGCTGTACCATCAACTGTTATAGCGTCTGCTTCTAATGTACCATCAATGTCTACATCTGTTCCTATATCTAAATTATCTGCAATTAAAGTGCCTGTAAGTGTAGCTCCCGAAGAAGTTATCTCTAATTTTTTCGCATTATTTGCATATAATTCTACGTTTCCATCATGGATAATTTTAATACCATCTTCATCATCATGTGGCATTAAAAGTATATTACCACCTACATCTCCAGCAACATTAGCTCTAATTTTAATGTCACCTTTATCGTTATCTACGTAGAAATCTGTATCATTATGGTATATACTCGTATCTGATCCTGTACCGAAGTGTGCATTTACATTATCGTTGTACTTATTATCTCCAGTCCAGGTATTACCAGTAACTGCTGCAAAACTACCAGAAGCTGTTACACCACCTTGCCAGGCTGATCCATTATATACCTTTAATTCATTAGCTGAAGTGTTAAAATATAAATCACCAGCCGCAAGTGAAGCACCTCCACCGTCAGTTGATGGGTTAGAACTAGCAATTTGATATAAACTTCCAAAATTATTTACACTACTTAGATTACTAGCTGTAGTATTGACATTAGCAATTGATCCAGCTACTGCAGTAACATTAGAACTGACTCCAGCAACTGTAGTTACATTAGAACTTATACCTGCTACTGTAGTAACATTAGAACTAATACCTGCAACTGTATTAACATTAGATATATTGCTAGCAACTGTTGTTACTTCAGTAGCTTTAGGTACTTGTCTATGAAATGTATAAGTATGTAATGTAGTTGTAGTTTCTACTATTAAACCGAATCCAGCTGCATAGGTTGTACTATTAGCTAAACCGTTAATTGTTATAGTAGCATCACTTGAAGCATTTCCATTGGCTATTGTTGCCACGCCACTTCCGTTGGAGGTGAGAGCACTAGCCAAGGATTTAACACTAATAAGAGTGCCAGCCCCATTATTAACATCAGGGTTAGCGTCAGGGAAGCTTGTTTCATTTGCAATTGGTACGAATCCGCCTACATCATCAACTAAATCAATTATACGTGCATCAATAGCTGCTGTTGTAGCTACTTTATCGTTAGCTGCACTCCAGGTTTCTCCAGATTGAATCTCTTCAGTTGTGTCCTTACCGTAAAATATTTCTCCAACTCTTTTTGCAGAATAGACTTGGGTATCACTACTTGAAGTACCTGAAGTTACAACTGCACTACCAGTAACACTAGCTAATGTAGAAGCTCCTGTTACACCTAATGTACCAGCAATAGTTATGTTATCTGTTAACCTATCACCGTCTACAGAATCATCTGCAATCTTAGCAGAGGTAACAGCATCATCTGCTAAATCAGCTGTAGCAATAGTTCCTGCAGCTATTTTTGCAGACGTAACTGCGCTATCAGCTATCTTAGCTGTAGTAACATTTGTGTCTGCAATCTTAGCTGTAGTAATATTTGAATCAGCTATTTTAGCTGTCGTTACATTAGCATCTGTTATCTTAGCAGTAGTAACTGAATCAGAAGTTAATTTAGCTGCAGTTACTTGATTATCAGCTATGTGTGCTGTATCAATACTACCATCTACTAAATGTTCTGAATCAATAGAATCGTCTGCTATCTTTGTGCCATCAATTGAGTCTGCTCGTATCTTCCATTTTGAAATTGGTTGATTTTGCTCCTCTTGAGTAGCGTATAATACTTGGTCTTGGTTGTCGTTTAAATTAGCAGCTTTAATAGTTGAACCAGCTGCATAGATAGCTTTTGCAGCATCTCTTGCTGTATCTCTATATACTCTAACAACTAAACCGTTTTTTGGAGCACCATCACTTTCTTGGACAGCACTATTTATACTATTATTATTAAATGTAATTTTTGTTGGGCTGGTGGATACCGCATATTCAGTTGTTGCAATCTGTACTTGGTTGATTTCAACCTTGACATCTGCGTCTAACAGGTAAGGGAATGAAAAGTTAAAAACTTTATTAGACCCATTACCTGTTGTATCTTGATAAGTTGTAGCCATATTTAATATGGGTTATTTAGATGGTAAATTTGCTAGTTCTTCTATTTGAGTACTTCTACGTAATCTTCTTTGTTCTTCTATTCTTTTTAATCTTTCCTGTTCAATCATTTCTTGGATTTCTGGAATCCCTAACATCTGTTTCCATGCATTATTTCTTGCTTGTTTAAATAATCTTTCAATAACTTGTAAATGATAATAAGCTTCTTTAGCATCTATATCACGTTTACCTGCATCAATATCTGCTTTCATTTGTGCTAAAGATTCTAATATCCTAGGATCGTCAGCTAATCTATCTAATTTTAATTGTAAATTTTGCCTACCTATATATAGTTGAAATTGAGATCTAAGAGCGGGTGCTTCTGATAAATCTACTCCACTAGGACTAGAATAAGTAGATAACCTTAAATCAAAACCACTTTCAAATAATAAGCGTTTACCAGGACTATAATCTAAATTTACATGTACAGGTGATACCGCATTAAACATGCGAGTCATAAAGTCATGATCTTGAATCGGCTGTCCAGTAAGGAAATCATGTTTAACTGGAGATTCAACTCCAAATAATGATAACCATTGATTTCTATTTTGTATAGATTCTAGTATACCAGAATTTAATTCTTTCATACCAGGACTAATAATCTTACCTAATTCATTACGAGCACCAGCCATGGGGAATACATTATTCACCATATTACCTATTATACGATCTTGAGCACCAGGAGCACCACCAACAAAGTCTACAAAATCTCCCATACCACTTAGATATGATTTATTTGTAACACCTTGTGCAACAATCATAGCGATTTTTTGGAACTGATTTTCAGTCCATTCTTCACCCATTAATTGTTGATGATCTCCTATATCTCCAATAGTTGAAAGTATTTGGTTAAATGGTTCAAAAGCATCATAACTTACCCAAGCATCTCCAATCTTAATTCTTCTTGGTCTCCATCCAGCATCTAACCACATCTGACGTTGTGTTCTATCAGTGGGTCCATTACCTGTAAGATTACCGTTCATATATGCAAATCCTGCTGACATTATAACAGCACTTCCAATAGCAGTTCTGCCTCTAGCTAAAGCCTTGGCATTTGCTAATTCATTTGCATTTGTAATACCATATCTAGCTACATCAGCTAAATTATCAGGTGTAGCTCGCATAATAGCATTATGTTCTGCTACAAAGCGATTCATTATAGGAGTATGCTTAGCAGTTAGATTTAAACCGTTGACACCTGTCCTTGCAAATAAAAAGAATGGTTTAGTCCAAGGAGTTGAGTTAAATACTTGTTCTAGACCTTTAGCAAAACCAGTCAAGTCTTGCGTCATTGTTACTTCTTTTTTAGCTGCTTGTACAGCATCACTCATAATATTTCCATTAGCATCCATTATGGTAGCTAAGAATCTATTCTCATACTCTCGTACAATTTCTGGAGTAATTTCAGGTATATCACCTGCATCTAATTTCTCCATAGCTTCACGATAAGCTTTCTCTTTAGCTTTACCTCTTGCCAAAAGATATCCAGTTGCATCGTCTGCAGATGACATAACTTTTGGTGACCATGTTAAGATTCTATTATCATTCATGGTTCTAGCTATATTAGTTATATTAAATGCGGCTCTATCTCCTGCAGTTGCTTGACCACTATTCTCTACCCATTGTCTTACTAGTTCCCAGGATTCATCTCCTTTACTAGCTTCATAATATCTAGATTTAACATTAGCTATATCACCAGCCCAATGAGATTTAATTCTTCTTTGAAACAATGTAAACGCTTCAGGTATAGCTTGCATCATTGCATTAGTTGATGCTAAAGAAGCTTTCATAGTTTTAAAGTCACCACTAAGTCCTGCACCTATTGCCATAGATACTGGACGTAAGAAAGTAACAGAACCTGTACCTAGTATAGCTCTCATAGGTGTTTTAGGACCACTTAGAATACTATTAGCCATAACACCACCTAATTCTTCTATAAATTTAGGAGGAGTTTTACCCCTTTCTCCGTGTATTAAACTACGCATATAAGCATTGAAATCATCTAAATTCCTAGGACTATTACTCATAGACATTATTTCAAATAAAGCTTCAAACATATCATTATTATTTGAATCATATGCTATGTCTAATGCCATAGTTAATCCGTCTATAGTCTGCTCTACTTGTTTGTTTAATACTTCATCGAATTGTGTTTTAGTAGCATCTCCTACTCCTAGTTCTCTAAATTGAGGAGAAGTTAAAAGTTTGGTTCTTTGTATCTCAGTAGTTGCAGTAACAAATTTATCAAAAATTGATTTAACAACTCCATCAGATTTTCTTATATCACCTACTTTAGCTAGCTCTTGACCTGCTATACCTAAATCTCTTAATTCTCTAGCTAGACTATGTGTAACTAAATCTGCTGCTAATAAATGTTTACTAGACCATGCAACTATTTCTTCTGGGGTACCTTCATTCCATTTTGTAGTCCCAGTAAAAAATTCTTTTAAATATTCTTCTGGAGTTTGATCGGCAGCTTCTCTACCTAAACCAATTCTTTGGAAAGTTTTTAATGCTCCATACCATTTTTCTTTTATGTTAGAAGTACCAGATACAATTTCAGAAGCTTGTAAAGTAGCTTTCCTAGAACTATAGAATTGTTTTAAAACATCTTCTAATACTTCATTTCGATTCATACCTTTTTTAGCTGCACGTTCTAACATATCAGCACTAGTTATAGAAGTTATAGAACCGTCTTTTTCTAACCAGTCATTTCTAATAGCGTCTAAATCAGCCATGGCTTCATCAAAATGACCATTAGCTCCATGAGCACCTTGGTAAGGTTCAGCTAAAGTTCCTTTATCTTTACTACCTCTAATTTCATTAGGTGTGTCAATAAGTTCTTGTTCAGCCTTTGAGATTGTTTGATCATACCTTGAACGACGTAGATCATTTATTTTTACTGAATCAGCCCATATATCTTTTCCACCTATTCTTCGTAGACCCCACCAAGCTCCTTCAAAAACAACACCAATACCTAAACCTTCTGTTACATTTTTCAATGTTTTCATCATAGGGCTATCAGAATTATTAGTTGCTAGTACATTATCAAAACCAGGATAATGTTTTGCTAATGCACCTAAAGCGTTGTCTTCTTGAGAACGTATTGAAAGTATATCAGTTGCAGCACCTATCCTTGCACCAGACAATAATCCACGCAAAGCATTCATACCCCAACCTGCTCTACCTAGTCCAGCTAAGCCACCTGTAGTAGCTGCTGCTCCGGCTCCTATTCCAATTAAAGGTGCTGCTTTTACAGCAGCTGCAAGTGCTACTGCCATTGATCCGAAGTGTACAGTACCTCGTACTAATTCACCCCACCATGTTTTAGTTTCTATTTTATCTCTTGGATCAAATAAAAAATCATCTGTATCAGGATCATATACACCACCTAAACGTGTATTGATAGTTTCTCCAGTTTCAGGGTCTGTACCCATCTCACCAGTTGCCATATCAATAGCACGTTCAGGTGCAGTTATAATAGAAGAAGCAGTATCCTGTAACCCTCCTCCAAAAGCAGCTCCTAGTTCTTGAGCTACTTCACCTAAACCCCAATTTTCTTTATTTCTAGGATCCTCAATTTCTGATAAATCTTGATTTAGTGCTTGCTGTCCAGTAGTAGGTTGACTAAGACTTCTATTCAACTCTTCTTGGTGTTGAGCTTCCTCCTCAGCAACACGTTTTTCTTCTTCAGTTAATTCGTAATTTTCCATATATTTACTCAAAAAAATCTTGGAATTTTTCAGTAATTGAGCTAGAATCTAAACTCAAATCAGCTGGGTTTGTTACTTTTTGTTCTAAACACATTGTTCTTAATCGAGCAGCAACAGGTGTCCCGTCGGCTATACAAGATGTAGTTAAAGAATTGTTTAAATGTTTTGGTAATAATGGTGTGTTATTAATTTTTTCAAATCTATACACCATTAATTCTATCCAATTTGTTATTGGTGGGTTGTTAATAGGTATTAAGTTTCGGTTTTCTAATTCATCGTATAATACTTTATAATATTTAAAATCATCCCCATCTCCTAGACCTTCAGTATGTAATTTACCAAGTAGGTCTTGTTCGGTTTTATCTAAGAATTCACCTTGTGTTAAGAAAGTTTTCTCTCGATTTGCTATCGATAAAACCTCCGATACGCTTCTTCTTATATTCTTGTCAAGTTTTAAGTCGTCTCCTCTTTCTTCTATTCCCGCATCCAGCCATGGATGGGTACCAGTATGACCTTGGTTATTAATTTCAGATAATTCATTCCGTACAGTTTTAAATGCCTCACTAAATAGAGCACTAGAAAGCCTTCCATCTTCAGGTTTTTCTTCTTTTAATCTATTATATTCCTCAATAACTTTATTAATAAAAACTGCTTTTACTCCTTCTCTCTCATGACCTGGTACATCCTCCAACTTTGCATACCCCGTTGGTCTGACTAAAGAATTATCTATTTCTCGGTCTATGTTTAGTCTATATGTATTTAAATACTTTTGTAATTCTTCCCCACCTGCATCTATATTCCAGCTTTTTAACGCTATTTCTCTTATATCTGGATTAGGTATACTTTGTATAAGTGATAAAGGTACAGTTTGGTTCATGTTTTGAAGAAATTCTATTTCTTCTTCAACAGCTTGATCTCTAGGTGGTGGTATCTCCCGTTGGTATATATTTATAGCTCCACTTGAGGTAGTACCGAATCTTTCTGTATGTTGAGCCGTTAAAACTTCTGCGTCACAACTATTTGTTTGAGAACATGCTCGTACCTGGTCCAAAGCAAACTGATTATGTAGACTACTCCTTTCATTACTCATTCTGCTATGAGCGTCTGCAAATGTTAATTCCAAATTTTCAGGTTTAAATGCATCGAATAAGTCTGCTAAACTTCGTGGACCGCCAGTAGTGTTTATTTTCAGATTTACTAATCGATCTCTTAATTCTGTATTTAAATTTATATCAGATAATAAACTTGCAGTTACTAAAGTATTTGTTATAAGTTTTTCGGCTTCTGCTTGATTTCTACCTTGATACCTGTCTAATAGCTCTTGTATACTACCTGTTAATAATCTATACTGTTCACTAGATGTTAATGCCTCGCCTGTAAGATTTGTCTTAGATAGAAATTCTAACAGTTCTGTGTTTTTATAAGCCCAAGCAACAGCATGATTTTTATTACTATCCTTAATTAATGCCTCTGAATCATTATTAAAAATAGTATTTGATGCTTCATTTATTGCTGGAAGTACATTTCTAATAACAAATTTATTATCCCAAAGATCTAATAAACCAGCTCTTTCAAGATAAAGACTTTGAACTTTATTTATATATGCAAGTCTATCTTCATCATCATTTATACCAAAATCAGAATAAACCTTCCCATCAATCCTAATCTCGCCATCATTTATTATACGTCGAAGGTTTGACGGTGCATTATTAGCATAATTTAAAAGCACTCCCATTCGGAGATGCTTCAATTCATCCTGTGAGAGGTTTAGTATTTCAGCTGCTGCTTTCTCATTACCTGTTCTAGATAGATGACCAGCCAACCGAGTTATGCTTAGTTCTTCTTGATCAGCCGAGTCAGAATTTATCATTGCTTGGGCTAAATCGTCTGCACTTATACCCCAACCATTTACACGGCTTGCATATAATTGAGCACGCTCTGCTGCTTCTTCTTCTTGCTTTCTTCTGTCTTCCTTTACAACATCAGTAATAGACTTACCGAAATTTAATATATCTTGTAACCCATCAGTCTGAGCTGAAGCAATGTCTCTTCTTTGACGTTGATTAATTCTTAATTGATCTTCATAAATAGAATAATAACCTTCTAAATCTGATT